TTTTTAATATCCTCAACCCCCTCATAAACTTTTGAGGTCTAAGGAGAATGAATGAATTTTTTATGGTTAGATGTTGAGACTACTGGTCTTAATGAAAAGAAGAATGATATAATTCAACTCGCATGTATTCCGATAATCAACGGAGTACCTCAAAAATCTTTTAATGAATTTTGTCAACCAATTAACTGGGGAACAATTGATCCCTACGCTTTGAAAGTTACTGGTACAACTATGGATGATCTTCGTACATATCAATTACCAGAAGATATGATTGAGAAGTTCGTCCAGTATGTTAATTCCTTTGGTGTTAAGTTTACAATTGCGGGATATAATGTAGGATTTGATAAGAAATTTATAGCATCTACATTTAAGAAATTAAATAGAACATCAGACTTCTTTAAAATGTTTGATATAGCAATTCATTGTACTTTCAATAGAGCTAAAAAGGTAAAGACAAAAATAGCGTCAGCAAATTTAAAACTAGGAACTCTGGCGGAACTATATGGAATCCCTATTGATGCACATGATGCCTTGTCGGACATACAAGCAACTATAGAAGTTGATAAGATTATATCTGGACTTCTTGATGAAGATGACACATTCTATGTTCCAACAATTTCAACTGAAGATATTAAGGTATCAGAATGTGCGTTCCCTGAAATGGCACAATTACACGTACATTCTCAATATAACATGACAGATGGCGTACCTTTGCCGGATGAGTGGTATAAATATGCTGCAGATAATGGTATTCCAGGTATTTCAGTAGTAGATCAGGGATCAGCTATTTCATTATTCAATTCTGCGAGAAATACAGAAAAAACCGTAGCAGTGTCTGGGACAGGGCTAAACATAAGAGATGGAGATGACATCTATACTCTTAATGCTTGGGCAATATCTAATAAAGGTTATAATAATATAGTTCATCTTTCTTCAATTGGATATAATACAGCTGAAGAGATTAATGGTATTACAACACCAATCGTTACATTAGATCAAGTTAAAGCTCATAAAGAAGGACTTAGATTTGGATCTTCTGATATTAAAGGACCAATTGGTCAAGCATTCCAAGCAGGTAATGAACAATTAGCAATCGATAGATTTCATCAGTTTAATGTTGATTTTGACATTCTATTTGAATTTAATCCTGTAGATATAACAAGAGTATTTGACGGCAAAATCGGTTTTAGGAATGTTAAGAACAATCCATTAGTGACTGATGGTAACTTAAATAAAGCATACAATAACTTCTTATTTGATATGTGGGCTGAGTTCGGTGGACACTGTATTCCTGTATCAGGTGCTTGTTTCATTAAACCAGAAGATAAACTAGTTCAAGATTGCTTATCTAAGAATGCCCATAAAGACGGTACTCACTTTCATGAATCATACCATATAAAAGATACTGTTCAAATTTTTAAAGAACTTAAAATTCATTTAGGTGATAAACTAACTGAATTTGAATATAGTAAATGGGTTCAACATACTTTAGATATAACAAACGCTGCTAAATCAGTTGATATTAAATTTAATTTCCACTTACCAGAAATAGAGGTTCCTGATTATATCAAGGCTAAAACCGATGACTATGACAAGCAAACCTACTATGTGATGATGGAAAAAATAAAGGGACATGGCAGGTGGAAAGATGATCCAGTTTACGTAGAGCGGTTTAAAAAAGAACTAGATGTAATCATGAAGAATGAGGCTATGAATTTTATTCCATACTTCTTAGTATATGAAGATATATCTCAATATTCAAGAGATGCAGGTTTTCTTCAGTCATTGGGAAGGGGTTCAGCTGGTGGTTGTTTAATATCTTATTATTTACAAATCATTCATGTCGACCCTGTTGCAGCACATCTTCCATTTGAGAGATTTTTATCACATGCTCGTATTCGAGCAGGCTCATGGCCAGATATTGATATGGATATATCTAGAACAGCACGTCCTCACGTTATGAATTATCTTAAAGATAAGTATGGATTAGGATTCGCACAAATCTCTACATTCTCAACAATGAAGACGAAGAACGCAATTAAAGACGCAATGATGGCTGTATATGGTCGTAATCGTAAAGACTTTGAGATCGATGCCGTTTGTAAAACAATTCCAGATTCGCCACAAGGTGTTGATGAGGTTGATTTTCTATATGGATACACTGATAGAGAGGGTATAAAGCATGTTGGCCAGATGGATGAGAATGAGATGTTACGCAACTTCTTTGATATCTATCCAGATATAGAGGGTTTAGTAAAGAATCTCTTAGGTATTGTTAGAGGATGGTCTAGACACGCATCAGCATTCGTTATATCAACACTTAATCTTCAAGATGGCCGTGTTCCAACTCTTACAATGTATGACAATGGCATGCATGCAAATATTCTTGTGACTCAATATAATGCTAAGATGGTTGAGAAATCAGCGTTAGTTAAGGCTGATATTCTAGGACTAAACACAATGGCAATGGTAACTGATTGTGTTAATTCATTAAAAGATACAGTTAATTATTTAGAGCCAGATGAGAATGGAATGGCATTAATATATAGACTTCCAGAAGATGAGTCTGTATACGCTGATTTCTACAACAAAAAAACAGATTCTTCATTCCAATTCAATACTGATGTTGTCAAGAATGCAGTTACACAATTTATTCCTTCTGAAAGAGGACATTTATCGATCATGACAGCCCTACTTCGTCCTGGAGCAATGGATTCGACGATGGAATCGGGTATTTCAGCTACTCAATGGTATATGGATGTCCGTATGGGTAAACGAGAACCTAAATACATACACCCAGATTTAAAAGAATACTTAGAGGAAACATACGGCGTTTGCTGTGTTGCTTCAGATACTAAAGTTTTAACAGATAGGGGGCAAATTAACATATCTGATATTAAGCCCTTTGATAAGGTGTTAACTGAAGATGGTTCATACCAGAATGTATTGGCAAAATTTGATAATGGTTTTAAAGAAACTCTTAGAATTAGATTATCACATGGTGAAGAATTAGTATGTACTCCGGATCATAAGGTCTTAACGGACAAAGGTTGGATTGAAGCGCAAAACTTAAATAAAGATCATTTAGTTAAGAGTTTTTGGACTCAAGAAGAGAGACGCACTATTGGAGATAATAAAGACTGGCTAATTGGTCTTTTACTTGCTGATGGTAACCTTTGTGGTAGTTCATACGATGTAGCATGTAGCTCAAAAGAAAACGCAGATATAGTAGTTGATATAGCAACTAAAGAATTTGGTATTAAGGGAGGGTTTTCTGAATATAGAGGAAGATGCTGGTATGCCAATCTTAGACAAGCCAATTCTAACAATGGTTATTTTAGTAAAAATTATCAAGAAAATAATATTAAATTATTAGCTAAAAAAATGGGTATACACAACTTAAGGTGTAAAGAAAAGTTTTTACCAGAATCTTATTCATTGTCCATGTTGGCTGGTTTTTTTGATGGCGATGGCTGTGCACAGAATGGCTTAATGAGATTAAGCAATCAACAATTGGCTTATGATATATATAAAGCTTTAGATAGTTTTAGAATTGAATCATCTTATTTTGAAGATAATGGTGTATATTGTGTAGCAATTAGAGATATAAGTAGGCTACCATTAAAGTTCGATAAGGTTAAAAAAGAAAATTATTCAATAAGAGTACCTAGGTATTATATAAATGAATATAAAGGGGTTAAACGTGATCTTGGTAATATTAGACAGCATTTTTCAAACAAGTTTAAAGACAAGTCTATACCAAAAAGTATATGCGAAAAAATAGTATGTTTAGAAAACAAGCATATTAAATGGTCTAATGTTTTGTCTATTAAGGCTAATAAAGAGGTTAGGGTTTTTGATATAACAGTTGAGAATAATCATAGTTTTTTAGCTGGTGGAAATATAGTTCATAATTGCTTCCAAGAACAGGTGATGGCAATCTTAGTTGGTATTTGTAGTTATACACTTGAAGAAACAGATCGCATTAGAGATGCAATTGCAAAGAAAAAGCATGATGTTATGATGTCTGCATTTGAAAGAATCAGAGAGGCAACAGCTGCAAAAGGTTGGACAATTGAGCAGCAAGATGCATTATGTTCTACTATTCAAGCGTTCTCTAGATACTCGTTCAACAGATCACATAGTCATTGTTATTCTGAGTTGGGATACATAACTATGTACTTGAAGCATTATCACCCATTAGAGTGGTGGGCAGCAGTGTTAAATAATGAAGGTAAAGAAGATAAGGTAAGAGGATTTATATCATTATTAGGTGACACTATTAAGCCGCCTTCAATGAAAGATCCATCTGAATTTTTTAAGGTAGATGGTGATTCTATTACTTCTCCAATTTCTGCAATTAAGAGAGTTGGGCCAACAGCTGTACAAGAGCTAGTTCTTAAAGGTCCATTTGTCGATCTTACAGACTACGTCCTGAGAGTAGAACATCGCAAAGTTAATAAAGGTGTTGTGGAGGCAATGGTAAAAGCCAGAGCAGCTGATTCTTTTATGGATAAAACATTACCTACATATGCAGATCAGAGATTAGCATTCTTAGCTGAATATAATTCACTTAGGGGTGGTAAAATTGCATGGAAACCAGATGTAAAAGATACTAACCCACTAACTATATTCTTTATGGAAAAAGAAATGAATAAGACTTTTAATAAGCACTTGCTAGCTGATGCTGATGTGAAGGACTACTTAAAATCTAAATGGCCGCATCTTATAGAAACTGGAAATAAAGGTGCACCATTTTTAATGCCACGAGCTAATGGTGATACAACTACAATCATTAATAATATTAAGATAGCTGAAGGCTTAGTGAACAAAGGATTTAAAGGAGAGATTGGAATGATAATGCTATATGAAGGTTCCAATATTAGAAAGGGTATATCAAAGAAATCTGGTAAGGATTATTGTATGCTTAATATTAGACTTTCTGATGGTTACTCAAATTTAGAATGTGTAGACTGGAATAAGAAAAAGTCACTGCGCTATCCGGAAAACAGTATTGTTTATGTGAGAGGAACCTTAAAGGAAGGTTGGAGGCAAGCGGTAAGTATAAATATTAAAGAAATTGAAATCATCAAATAGGAGGATGAATGCATTACATTAGAGTGGACAAAGCTCCAGAAAAACTTAAACCAAATGAAATGGTTTTGCATAAACCAAACTTTGCAGAAGAAGTTGCACAGAATAGAGGAAAGCGTGGTGTTCAAAAAACAGCAACTATTAGAAACATAAGAGATACATTAACAACAATAACAGGCAAATACAATCCTGAAATTAATCCGTATCATCTTAAGTTACAAAAGTATGATAACCTAATGTACAATACAGAAGAAGAATATGGAAATATAATTCTTAAAGTTATTAAGGATAATGATCTTAATTTGCTAGACAAAGCTATAGAGTTTGCATTGCTTAAGCGTCCAGCAATTGTAGATACAGTCTATTACGTTAGTCCTGATATTGAAGGTTCTGGGGCTTTTATCGGTCTTGGATTTAACATGAAAACCACCGAGAAAGTAACTAAATCTACCCATAAAAAGAAAAACGTGGTATAATATAACTATGCCGGTTATCGGTAGAAAATAAACTATGGCAATATTGCTAGAACAAGGAAATTAAATGTCAAACATCAAAATCAATCTCGATTCTCTAAACCCGAAATCATTCAAGAAAACAGTAAGACACAAAGTGCAAGAAGGCGACAATATCGTGCGTTTCTTACCTCCATTTGGTCCAGAAGCCAACGGTTATCCATATAGAAAATGGAATGTTGTCTGGGGACTAATTGATCCAAATTCAGGAAGAATGAGACCGTTTGCGTCAAGTTCAACTTATGAAGGTCAATGTCCAGTGTACGATTATCTAGATCTTTTAAAGAAGAAGTTAGAAACTATTACTGATGAAAAAAAGGTTGAAGAAATCAATAAGTTTATCTCTCAACTAAGACCTAAATCTGTATATGCTTATAATGCATCAGATAAGTCTGGTCAAGTAGGTGTTTTAGAACTTAAAACAACTGCACATAAGAAAGTTATCGCACTTATGAATCAATATATCAATGATTACTCACAAGATCCTACATCTTTAAACTCAGAAACTACTGATTCAGGTGTATGGTTTAATGTTACTAGATCAGGTAAGGGTTTCGATACTACTTACGATGCTAAGAAGAACCAAACAATGATAAAAGATGCTAATGGAGTTCCACAATTCCAAGACGATAGAACTCCATTAGCTGAAAATATCGTTCAAAATTTTGATGCAATTGCTTATGATCTAAATAATCTTTATCAAAAACTAAGTTATGATGAATTAAAAGAAATTTTAGTCATGAACTTAGTTCATGAAGCACAAACAACCCCTGAATTACTAATTGCAGGTTTTGGATTAGAAGAAGGGCAAGCTGTGCAAGAAGTTGCAGAAGTTGCGAAACCTCAAGGTGGAACTGTTAATCTTAATCTTGGTGCTGCAGAAGAAACTCAATCTACTCCAGCTAAACCAGTTACAACTGCTTCTGATACAGAAGATATTTTGGCTATGGCTGACGATATCTTCAACTCATAAGGAGAGTAAATGAGCGAGTTACAAACAATAGATGTAACCAAACTCGTTGAATACACAAAGTTAATCTCAGATATTGGAAGTATCAATAAAATGATGACTCACCAATATCTGAGGGACTTTATCAACGCGATGGATCTTACAAGTTCTATGCTATCTAAAGCCGTAAAAGCGAATTTACAATCAAAAGCTCAACTAGATAAGGTTAAGGCAATTGCTTATTTAGATAAGGCTGGAGATTATTGTACTGCTAAAGGCATTAAGATTTCTAATGGTGTACGTGAAATGTATGTCGATTTAGATTCGGATGTCATCGCAGCAAAGGATACATATGCAGCTTCTGAAGCTATGGTTACATTTTTAAAGAATAAATACTATGCATTTAAAAGTGCTCACGATGATGTTAAAGCAATATCTACTGTTGGGAACAATACTGCATTTGAAGGATTTTAAGGAGATAAAATGTCAACAAAAAAATGGATGAAGAAACTAGAAAGCGATTTTGCTAAAGTTGCAACTTCTATGCCAGCTCCATCAGATAACGTAATTCAGCTGGGATCTCCTAGTTTTAATTGGGCTGTCGGCAACGGTGGAATCACAGAAGGTAAAGCGGTATGTTTTTTTGGACCAGAATCAGGTGGTAAGTCATTACTAGCTCAACTTTGCCTAATTGAACTTCAAAAGAAATACCCGGAATCAATACAAATTCTCATTGATGCAGAATTTTCTTTCAATAAAGAATGGTTCCAAAAGTTAGGTGGTGATCTTGACAGATTACTAGTTAAGCAAACAAATGATCCTCTAGAAATCTTTGATTGGATGGAAAAGGATGTATTAGAAATGCTTCAAGATGGTGCACCTATCAATGGTCTCATGATTGATTCAGTCAAGTCTATACGTTATCCTGGGGATCATAAGAATAAGTCCACAGACATCACTATGGGTGGTTCTGGTGCCAAATATCTTGGTCCAGCACTCAAAGGACTGCTTCCTATAATTAGAAGATTTAGCATTACTACAATTCTAATTCAACAAGTATATGAAGAAATGGATCAGTACAAGAAAATGAACAACCCATGGATTATTCCTGATGGTAGATCACTTAAACACTTTTGTGACTACATGTTACAAGTTGAAAGAGTTGATAAGAAAGATGGTCGTATAGAAGAAGGTAAAACTATCGCTGGTGGTGCTTTCCAAGTTGGTCATAAAGTAAGAGTTAAAGGGAAGAAGAACAGAGTTGGTGCTCCATATAGAGTTGCTGAATTCTCACTTCGTTATGATACAGGAATTATTGATACAGAAAATGAAATCTATGAGCTTGCTAAGTCTCTAGGAGTTATTTTTCATCCCATCTCAGCAAATACAGGTAAACCTAATAATATGATGTGGCAGTTTGCAAACTATCCTCAAGTCAAAGGTGAGACCAATATGAAATTTTTTATCACTGCTGAGGCTAATCTTCTAGACGAGGTATATCAAGCCTGTTTAGGTGTTGACGATTCAGCACTCAAAGCTAGAAATGAAGATATGAATATTGTAGATGTAAAAATCGAAGATATCTAATGAAAATTTCAGAGCAAATTGATGAATTAATTCAAGCGTTAATCAGAAGAGGTGAGTCAATCCCCTCTTCTGTTACTTTAGGTGAAGATACCTTAAAGAAACTAAAAAGTGGATCAGATAGATGTATATGTAATCCACAAGATGAAACCTGTTTACGATATCACACTGCCATAGGGTTTATAGAAATAAAGTTTGGTGAAGATAAGCCCGCTGATTATATTGGTATAAACGGTAGAACTATGTTAGATATTATTGTAGAGGAGGCATTATTAGAAAATTAAAATCATACCACTTTTACTATATAGCAGCTTTTTGCTTCAGCATGTCCGCATTGTTTCAAGTATTTACTTTGGGTGTTCAATACCAAAAATCGCAAACAGAAGATAAAATAAAGATGTGTGCTGATAATGTTATCAAGACAAATATCTACGCTAATGAATTTTACAAACACGACTTTAAGGATAACCCTAGTCAAATATGGAATCATTCAGAAGCACTAGTTGAATATCAATGGGCTAAGTGCTTTAGGAAGGAGTTTGATGAATGACGGTAATTGAACGTATTTGCTTGTTAGTAGATGAATCATTGGATGATTTTAAAGTGCCAAACTGTGTAAGTATAGGTTCAAAAACATACAACACCCTTATAACGGAAATGACTTCTGTAAATAGTATATATTGCAGTTCTATAAGGAAAATTATGACAAATGCTGGCGAATTGAGAGTTTTAATTTTAAATGAACCATATGGAGTTAAGGTGTACGAAAATGGATTAATCTCTATATTAGAGAAAATGGAGTTATTTTGAACATAATGTTTATAGGCGACCCTCACTTAAGAGTGAATAATTTTGAACAATCAGCTGCCTTCCTTAGGTGGGTAGAAGACACGGCGAGAAAACAAAAGCCAGATATAGTTTGTAATTTAGGTGACACGTTTCACAATCATGCTGTTCTTAGGTCAGAACTGATGAAAGAGTTTAGGGATCATATAAAAACTATCGTGGCTGATGGTGCTAAGTATTGGTATGTTTTAGGTAATCATGACATGTATAAGCCTAAAGACGCTAAATATCATGCTCTTCAGTCTTTTGAAGGATTAAATGGTCTTACTATCTTTGATAAAACAACAGAGCTCCCAGAGCACAATATAACAGTGGTTCCATATGTTTCCAAATACGAAGACTTCCCACAGCAAACACAACCTATATGCATCACACACAACACATTTATTGGAGCAGATTATGGATTCAAAAGAGAAGACTGCGGTATCAATGCTGATAAAGTTTCTGCAGATGTTATCATATCTGGACATATCCACAAGCGCCAATCTTTCGGTAGTGTCACATATCCCGGAACTCCATACGCTCATAACGCCACCGACGTGGATCAAACTAAGGGACTTTTACTATTCGACACTGTTACCTATAAGCAGACATTCATCGAATCCCCGTTCCCAAAATGGAGAAGTTTAGAATTTGAAATTGATCAACTTAACAATATAGCCAGCCTACATGCCATGCTTGAACAATCACTTGACAATCAGAATAAGTGGATCCTAAAGGTTACTGGTCCAAAGGCTGAACTTTCTGCTTACTTCAAGTCTAAAAAATATTTTAAGTTAATTGATGGCAAAAATATCATAGTTAAAGCTAACCCAATTGATTCTGAGAAGACTGCTAGAGTCCAAATTAAATCATCTGGGGTTAATGAGATAATTTCTGAGTATGTACAAAAGGTATATAGTGGTGGAGCAGACAAATCACTGATTATACATAAAGCACAAGAAATAATAAAGAACATCCAATAAACTTGGTATAATGAGGTTAGGAGAGAGTACATGGAAGGTTATATGAATCATCATAGTTGGTTAGTAAATGCAAATTTACTCACGGATGAAATGAGAGATAATGTACATATGGCTGGACTTTGTATCGTTGAAGACGTGTTAGATGTGGGAACATCTATCGACTTCAACAAAAAAGAAGTTAAGTATCGGTTATTATTACCTTCTAAGCTATATGATAACCTTAAGTTATTGGAAAAGTTTGAAAAAGGCAATAATATTGGATTTTTCAACTCTCTTAAGTTAAAAAGGTTCATAAAGTCTAAGCGGGAAACTGATGAAACTGGATTGGGTTATAAACTTCAAGAAATTGGAGAAAGATTTATTAAAAGCTACCTAAGTAAAGAGTGGAGTGTTAGTGTAGAGATATACAAAGAAGAGAAGGATGAAAAACAAGATTTTTGGTTACATAGCGAAGAAAATCAACCGTCTGACTAGTGACGATGATTTAAGACAAGAACTGTGGTTACACTTCCTCGAAGGTAATCCTCCCCTTTCCTTTCGTGGGTATCTAGATACACTTCAAGTACAGCAAGACAAATTAGATAATATGATAACTTATGTAGATATGGAGTCAATATATGGCATTAAAAAAGTGTAAATATTGCAACATTGAATTTAAGCCTAAAAGAACTAGTTCTTTTTGCAGTAGATCATGCAAAGACGCAAACTGGAGAGCAAATAATAAAAATAGAATATCAAGTTCCACCGCAAATAGTTTAGAAGAACTAATAAAACTCCAACACTATACTAATTTGCAGCTTCTTTTAGAAAAAGATAATTTAAGTAAAAATAATAATTTGGAGTGGGAGATTAAAAATGGCTCTTAAGCGATCTTTTAACGACGATGAAAAAGTAGGATTATCTAGTCAAGAAATTGAATTAGGTGAGAAGTATCTAAGAAAGAATAAGACAGCTGGAGCAATTGATGAAGCTGAATCTCTTAAATTATATGAAATGTACTTAATTGGTAGTTCTTTTAATGAAATTCAAAATCAATTCCCTCAATATGAGCTAAGTAAAATTATCATGACTGCTGCTATTCGTAAATGGGGATCAGATAGAGAACGCATGCAAAGTACTCTAAGAGATAGAGTTAAAGCTAAAGTTGTAAAATCAGTTATCGAGCAAGTCGACTTCTTAACATCTATGCTAGGCGTAGCTAGTGTAGAGCATGTCGAACAAATGAGAAACTATATGCTTGATCCTACGGCGCCAAAACCAAATTTAAGAATTAAATCAATTAAGGAATACAAGGAAGTAACTGAGACTTTAGGAAAAATAGTACAGGGTGCGACACCTAGTGCTAAAAATAATGCAATGTCACCAATGTTTGACGCACTTGCTCCACAGGTTTCAACAACTCCAAAAATTAATAACAATAAAAAACCAGATGATGACATCGACTTGGACTCACTATTAAATAAGGGCAAATAAGTGATAACTGAACAAGAGCTTGAATTGGCCTTAGATTTGAGAGAAAGAATTAAAAAGATTAAAGCTACTATCAATGAACTAGAGCAAGTAGTACTATCTAGCACTCAGAATCTTAGTTCTGGAGTTACTATGGGTGGTGTAAAGGTAGCTTTTGATGCGTATACAAGGGATTATCTTGTTAAATTTAAAGAAGACATAATGCAAGTTTATAAGGTTAAGCTAGAAGAACTACAAAGACAATACAAGAATATAATTGAAGCACCCGGAGATACACTCAGAAGGATTATAGAAGAAAATGACTAATCATAACGTTGATCTCGCCAAGATACCTCTTAAGGTTAGATCTAAACTATTCTTTAAAAAATGCGAAACTAAAGAAGAACTTTCTAAGTTTATTCAAGTGTTTTTTGGTATGCACTTACCAGATCACACAGTTTCACGATTCGCAGATACTAACCCTTTGCAGATTATTTGGGAAGTTTATGATATTACTGTAAATAAAAGAAATCCAGAAGACATTGAAGAGTTGCTATATGTAGCTGGAAGAGGTTCTGGAAAATGTAGTGTTAAAGGTACTTCTATTTTGACTGACAATGGACCAAAATATATTGAAAATGTTAAAATAGGGGATAGAGTTTTCACTGGGTGGGATTGGCAAAAAGTTGTAAAAACTTTTGATGAGGGACTTTTAGATGGTGTGTCTGTAACTACTAAGATTGGTAAAAAAAATGGCGTATTTCCTATCACAGGATCATTGAAGCACAGAGTACAAGCAGTTAATTCCAATAATCTTGTTGAGTGGATTCATTTAAAAGATTTAAAAAGCGGTCAATTTATTTATAAATCTTCAAGAGGTGCAGTTGAAACTTATGTAGATACTTCTTCTAAAGATTACGAAGATGGTTGGCTAGTGGGTGCTATTACAGGCGATGGATGTGTAAGTAGACATGGCAATAATATTTCATTATCTGGAGCAGATTTTGCTCAAATGAGGCATTACGCTAATTTAGTCTATGAAAAATTTAACATAAGACAAAGATTAAAGAGAATATCTAAAAAGGCAGTTTCTCTTGATGTTTCTAACGATGTTTTTAAAAGCTGGTACCATGAATATATCTCAGGTGAACTGTGCTATGATAAGAAATTAAAGACTTTAGAACATTCAAAAGAGTTTTTAGCCGGCTTTATAGCTGGCATGATGGATACAGATGGAAGTAAAGATTCTATTACTTTAGCCAATAAGGACCTTGTATATCAAATAGGTCAAATTCTTAATGTGTTTGGCGTTGCCAGTGCTATAAAAGACAATAGAAGAAAACCAAGATTTTCACAGTTTGTTCAAAGATATATAACTTATCACGAGTGCGAGTACAAGACAAAATTACCACACTGTTTATTACCTTTATTTGAGAAAAGAGCAGCCTTTATAGAGCATGCTAAAAAAATGAATGAGCAATTTCGGTTTCCTAACTCTTTAATAGAGCCTTTTGCTACATACATAAAAGAAAAATATGAAATAAGTGGTGGATATTGGAGATTAAAACCTGGTAAAAGGACTAGATCCTATATACCATATTCAAAAGAATTATGGGGAAAACTTAATAAAAATAGCAATTATGTTACTTCTCATAAAATATTAGCCTGGAGAGACTTGGCATTAAAATTGGGCGAATCAGAATGGGTTGATCGCTTTAATTTTATGCTTAATGGTTACTTTGAACAAGTCGATACAGTAACTTTCAGTAAGTATTATTTTCATGATCTAGAGATTGACAAGACTCACTCTTACTGGAGTAATGGTTTTATATCTCATAACACTCTCGGTATGGCAATTGCCGAATTGTTAGTAATGTTACATGACAGTAGAGATGTTTGTCACGTTGGGGCAGTTATTGCTCAGGCAAAGCGTTGTTAT